AGTTGGGTATGATGCTTTACCAGAATCAGCGAAATAAAAAATTATTTCAAAAAAAGTTTTAGGAAAAGTTGGATTATATTACAAAATGTATTACATTTACATATAATTAATAACTTAAAAACTCGCAGATCATGTCAAACTTCACCCCCAACACAAACAGCAGGAAAAACGGAAATTTAGATATTCGCAACCTCATCGTTAGTACCTCGGAGTTAGGAACTCATGTTTCATGTAAGGTATGGATCGATTGTCTAAACGAGGCCGAAAAAATTCAAACCTCCATGCTTGAATTCGTTGATCCAAAGGAACTGGAAGATTTCGCAAACAGATTGTTATCGGCAGTAAAAAAAATGAATGAGAAGAAAGAGAAAAAAGAGAAGGAAACAGCCAACGAGTATCTGATGGAATCCATAAGAGAGAACTTCAAATTTTAATAATCAGGGTGGCGAAAACTACCCTCTAAACTTCGCAAAATGACTAAGCAAGACGTATTAAAAAGCATCGAACTATCAATCAAGCTAAACCAAAAAGAGCATGATGGCCTTATGGAGGAACTTAGAAAAGATTTTCTGTACCGATTCTCTTGGAATTCTGAACGAATGTATAAGACGATGAAGCTAAATCATCATCTCGGTTATATAAGGGATTCGGTGCAAAAGTGTGAAGATAACGAGGTTGAGGCGGTTGTGAACATCAGGATCGAAAGATTCAAGAAAGCCCTTATATCATTCTATCCAGAACAAAGCACCAATCCAATCAGCAACACAACTTCACTTTGGGATTTTGAGTGCCTTAAATCAGTTCATCAACTTTTACTTAATCTATAAAAAACGCAGGAATATGAAAAAGCTACTATTAATTGTTGTGATGGCAACAAGTCTCAATGGATTTTCTCAGTTGAGAAATATGGAAATAAATTCCAGTACAAAGTTCAGTGATGGAGATATTGAATACGGTACTTGGTACAAATTTAAGTTGGATGATCTAACCACTTTCGATAGAAGTTGGGTCGTTGGGTATAAGGTCAATCCTGTTGGTTTAGGTGATTGGATTCTAACTGCAAAGGAGATCGTTGAAGCCAACGGTGGGGATTGGTCAAAGCCGGATAAGGATAAGTCAATAAGAAATAACAAAGCAAATGATGATTATGGTATCCATGATCTTCATAGGGATTTGACGATTGGTTATGCAAAGGTGGATGAAATGTGGATTCTATATAATGGAGCATACAAATATCGAATTGTAGTATACGCTGACGATGAGATATATGCAATTTTTGTTTACCGATTCAAAAAATAAAGCCGAACCGAGGGCTATAAACTCAGGCAGTTCTTATCATTCATTATTTACTAATCGTGGCCGGGTTTCCTAAAAAATTGGGTTTGCTTTTCCCGGCCACAAACAAGGGGATGGCGAAACTGGAAAACGCTGGTGCGTTAGATACAAACCAAGGTACGGGTTCGACTCCCGTTCCCCTTACAATACACGGATGGTTTGTGTCGGAAAGCTCAACAGGAATGAGCCGCTAAAAGGAGAAATGTAAATGCACTCAATTGGTTCGATGCCAGTTCCGACAACTAAAATTTTAAAGTATGCAAAATTTCGCAGCAAAAGGTGTTTCAGAATTATTCACCGAAAGAAAAGAAAAAGGGTTAGCTAAAATAATTCCGTTCAGCATTTCAGAAGAGGATGCGAGAATGTTTAATCTAAGATTGATAATGTCACGACAGCCGTATTCGATGAGAGTGTACAAAGGAAATTATGTGAAACTGATCGTTGATGGAGAATTGATGATGAGTGACACGGATATGGAGATCAACACAAACATTGGTTTTATCAATCGTGCAAAAGGAAGGGTGTTGATCGCTGGGTTGGGAATCGGAATGGTATTGAAAAACATTCTGAAAAAGAAAGAAGTGACTGAGGTGATCGTAGTTGAAAAATATTCCGATGTTATTGATCTGGTTGCTTCAGTGTTCAATGATCCAAGATTAAAAATTATCAATGAAGATATATTTTATTGGTTGCCGGAGAAAGGAGAAAAGTTCGACACAATTTATTTCGATATCTGGCCAACAATTTGCGAAGATAATTTGGAAGAAATTGCTTTACTGCATATGCGATTCAAAAGGTACAAGAGAAGCAAAGAATGTTTCATGGAATCGTGGGTGCAGGATCAACTCAGGTCAATGAAAAGAAGAAACCGATAAAACTTACAATATGGGATTCAATTACTTACAGACAGACGATAGGGATGATTACTTTGCAAGGTTTGACCGTAAGAAGAAAGCATCAACAACCTATGTGAATCTAAAAATCTATAAAGATGGTGTTTTGATTATTGAAGGAACGGCACAGGATATAAAAATTAGAGTGAAAAAGATGCTTGGCTTAACAGCAAGGTTTGCTAAGTATGGCAGATGGAGAGAGGAAGCAATTAAGCGTGGGTACATAATTGAATCAGAAACCGTTAAAATAATATAAAATGTCACATACTTATTTTCCTAAATCAAACCCAAGACAACAAAAAGCGTTAGAACTTGCAAAGGTACGTGGAGAAGCATCCGTTGAATGGCACAAAAATAATACATTGACTGCCGACAACTTACAAGAATTCAAGAAGTACATAAAAGATGCAGAGAAAAAATATAAATCGAAACAACCATGAAAAAATTTAAAGAAGAAGCAGAAAGAAGGTATGAACACGTTGTAATACGTGATCCATCAGACGTAGACTTTAATTTAATGGTGCGTGATAGAAGGCAGTCTTTCATCTCCGGTGCTGACTTCGGTTATCAACAGGGGATAGAAGAAGGAATAAAATGTTTTGAATGGGCAAATATGAATGGATGGTATAGGCTTTATAAAGAACACAATATTTTTACTAACGGCGATGGTGACTTAACCGCCGCAGAACTATTTCAATTATTTAAACAGGAACAACCATGACATTGTATAAAATGTTTCAAGCGTGGAGTTGGTTTCACCGATGTTATATGCCATGCAAACCAATGTACGGAAATTATAGATTGAGAGGTGCGAATGGTAGATGGAGAAAAATATTACTGAACAAATACAAATAAAAAAAATGAGAATAATCAAAGATGGTGGTCTAAAGAAAATCTACCACATACTGAAAGAAAATGATTTCAAGGTATATACCAGCCAAGGAAAAGAAATCGTAACATGGTTTGTCTTTGAAAATCAGAATGGAGATTTGGGATATGCTCAGGCTGAATACAGCGGAGTTTATTTTTCAACGGAACATAAACCAATGAAAAATTTTGGTACTGGATTCAGAATAACACAATACCCTGTTTCCGATCCTACGCTGCACGATGCCATTGGCGCATTTGTTCATCATCCGGGGTGGGCTGATTATAAGTATCGTGGAGATATAAAGAAATGGAAGAACTTTGAAGAGTACAGAAGCAACAAAATAAATAGCATCCTAAAATACGAAGAAATCTAAAAAAATAGAAGATTTTTTATTACCTTTGGATTCCACTGTTAAGGTTTACCTGCGAAGTTTCCCTTGACACATATAGCCCGGATTCGTCCGGGTTATTTTTTTGAATAACAAGAATTGTTTCAATTATTGAGAAATACATATATTTGGGTGCAGGATAACGCAAAAACTTAGCAAAAACCCAAGAAATCGATGGATATTGTACTAACAGAAATCAAAAAACTTAAAGGAAATCCAAAGAACCCAAGATCAATTAAAGGAGAGAAGTTCAAGCAGTTGGTTGAGTCTCTAAGAAATTTCCCGGAAATGTTATCTCTTAGGCCTATTATCACCAATGAGGAAGGTGTGGTTCTTGGCGGCAATATGAGGCTGAAGGCAGCAATCGAGATTGGCATGAAGGAAGTTCCCGTTGCCATTGCAAAAGGGTTGAGTGAAGAGAAGCAGAAGGAGTTCATAATAAAAGATAACGTGGCATTTGGCCAATGGGATTACGATGCTCTTGCTAATGAATGGAAAATGGAGGACGTAAACCATTGGGGGTTAGACCTGCCGAGCTTTTCCGATGTTGATATTCATGATTTTTTCAGGGATCACGTTGAAAGTGATGTGAAAGCAAATGATAAAATCATACTAAAGTTTCCGGTTGAACAGATTGAACACGTAAGAGCCGCCCTGCTTGACCATGGAAAAACCTATGAAGAAGGTTTGTTAAAGTTGCTTGGTTTATGAAAATTTTTCTTTCATTTTCTTCTCTACCGCCCGGAATTGATACAATCGACAAAAGTAAATTGTATGGCCTCTATTCCTATCATTACATGAAAACCAACAAAGACCTTCTTACTTCATTTATGAATTTCAAGGAGTTCATGCTGGACTCAGGCATATTCACGTATCTAAATGGTAAAGATGGCAGATCAGTTGACTGGGAAAAATACACCTACGACTATGCTCAATTCATAAAAAAACACCAGATAAAAAACTACGTTGAAGTTGATATAGATAAAATAATTGGGCTGAAAGAGGTGGAAAGGCTCAGAAACAAGCTGGAGGATATGGTGGGTTGGAAAAGTATTCCAGTTTGGCACATGAATAGAGGATACGACAAGTGGCTTGAAATATGCAGAGATTACGATTATGTTTGTTTTGGTGCATTTATAACGGATAACCTGAAGCAAGCAAACTACCGATACATACCAAAATTTCTTCAAGATGCCAGCAAAAACAACTGTAAGGTACATGGGCTGGGAATAACACATTTTGAGTGGTTAAAGAAACTAAGATTTCATTCAGTTGATAGTAGTAGCTGGATTGCAGGGATGAGGTGGGGATATGTAGAGCAGTTTTCCGGGGATGGTATAAAGCGAACATTCATTCCAGATGGAAAAGTTTTCAAAACCTCATATGACGTTAGGCTGCATAATCTAAATCAGTGGGTAAAATACGTCCAATGGGCAGAAACCAATCTTTAAATATATGAACAGAATACCAATTCACGGAAGCATGACAAGACCCGGAGGCCCGGAAGAAGGAATGAAAGAAATGATGGCAGGAAGAGTGCCATGGAAGGCCGACTTTGGCAGTTTAGTTGTGAGAGTTCTAACTGATGAATTTACCTCAGTTTGCCCCACTACCGGACAGCCTGATTTTAATACCATTGAAATCGAATATGAGCCAAACGATTTCTATCTGGAAAGCAAAACAATCAAATTCTATCTTTGGTCTTTCAGGGATTACGGAGCGCACTGCGAAACATTGGCCAAAAAAATTGCTTTGGATGTCTTTGAGGCAATAAATCCAAAATTCGTTCAGGTTATAGTCAATCAATCTCCAAGAGGGGGTCTGAAAATCATTTCAAAATACCTCAAAAAGGGTTCAGAAGAATTATAAAACTAAAACTACGCATCATGAAAAAAGCTGTTGTGCTACTTAGTGGCGGTCAGGATTCAACCACTTGCCTTGCATGGGCAGTTAAACAATTCGACCATGTTGTCGCAATTGGGTTCGATTATGGACAGAGCCATGTAATTGAGTTAAGTCAGGCAAAAATTATTGCTGAAAAGTTCGGTGTAGAATACAAGTTATTCGATATCAAAGGACTGCTGGCAAAGAGTTCATTGATTGAACACTCAGACCATAATAAAGCCTCTTATCTCGATCCAACCCTCCCTGCTTCATTTACACCCGGAAGAAACCTACTGTTTTTAACCATTGCAGGGAGCTTTGCGGCCGAAAACGGGATAACCGATATAGTTACTGGCGTTTGCCAAACGGACTATTCTGGATACCCGGATTGCCGGAGAAATACCATTGATGCACTACAGCTTGCTATGTCGCTGGGCATCGGTGGCGGTGATTTTCGTATTCACACTCCGCTCATGTACCTAACAAAAGCCGAAACATGGAAACTTGCAAAAGACCTTGGATGCTTAGATATCGTTATTGAGCTTTCTGTAACCGATTACAACGGTTCAATGAAAAAAAATGAATGGGGCTTTGGTGATATTGATAACCCTGCGACCTCCCTAAGAGCAAAGGGCTGGTACGAAGCAAAAGAAAGGGGGTGGTTATGACAACAGCAGAAAGGTATCACGACATTAGCTGCGGCCACCGTGTATATGGCCATGAAAGCAAGTGTGCACACCTGCACGGCCACAATTACAGGGTTCATTTCGTTTGTGCCGGGGAGCTGGATTCAATAGGGAGGGTGATTGATTTCTCCGTGATTAAGTCCAAGCTCTGTATGTATCTGGAGGACTGGATAGATCATAAGTTTCTGGTTTGGGAGAAAGACCCACTTTGCGACCTTCTTTATGAACTGGATAATACCGTTATCATCTGCTCATTTAATCCTACAGCCGAAAACCTTGCAAAATTCATTGTTGAGGTGATTGCGCCTATTGAGCTGGAAGGAACGGGGGTAACTCTTATTGAATGTAAGGTAGAGGAAACACGAAAATGTTCGGCTACTTACAAGCTTGATAAATTCTAAAACTAAAGTCAATGCTTACACTTAATGTCAGCGAAATATTTTATTCCCTGCAAGGGGAGGGGGCAAGAGCCGGAACGCCTACCGTCTTTATCCGTCTTCAGGGGTGCAGTGCCAAACACGCATGCTTTCAGTCAGGGGTGATGTGCGATACTGAATACGAATCAGGCAAGGAATATCAATTACCTGAACTGATCCAGTGGATAAAAAACAACGCAATCGGTTGTGGTGAAATAACGTGGACGGGCGGTGAGCCTCTGGATCAACTAACAGAAGAGCATATAAGGTTCTTCAAGGATCAAGGATATTTCCAAGCAGTAGAAACATCCGGGCTACGGCCAGCACCAGCAGGGATAGACTTTATCTGTGTATCTCCAAAGGTAGCGGAGCATGTCGTAAAGAAGAATTTTCCTGAAGGGGTCACTGAATTAAGATATGTCCGTCACTCAGGGCAACACATTCCGCAACCTTCCGTAAATGCTAAACATTATTGGATCAGCCCACACTCTGACGGATTCACTATAAACTCTAAGAACCTAAAGCATTGTATTGAATTATGCAAACAGAACCCAGTATGGAAACTTTCAATTCAGCAGCACAAAGTATGGAATATTCTATAAATTCACCAGAATGGCACTTCCAACAAATACTGAAGTCACTTGGTGAGGATACTGACAGGGAGGGGCTGAAGGATACGCCAAGAAGATATATCAAATTCATGAGGGAATTCCTATCACCGCCTGAATTCAAATTTACCTCCTTTACCGATGGCGCCATTGATGAAATGGTTATTCAGTCAGGCATTCCCTTCTATTCGCTTTGTGAACACCATATTGCTCCCTTTTTTGGAACAGCAGCAGTTGCGTATATTCCGGACGGCAAGGTAGTTGGTCTTTCGAAATTGGCAAGAGTGGTTGACCTCTATGCAAATAGGCTGCAAAACCAAGAACGAATCACCCAGCAAATAGCAGAGAGGCTAATGAAGGAAATAGCCCCGAAGGGGGTGGCCGTAACAATGAAGGCGCAGCACCTTTGTATGTGCATGAGAGGTGTGAAAAAGCACGATACTTGGACAACTACGACCAAATTAATGGGAATATTCAAAGAAGATGATTCCGCTAAACAGGAATTTTTTAAATTTGTACAATAATGGAAGAACAGCAAAGCCTTGAAAATCAAGTGATTGATACACCGGGAAGAAAAAAGTACCCGAGGCATAAACTTACATTAAAACAAAGAAAGATGCTCAAGGCCTTAGAATCCAGCCTTGGGATAGTAACTATTGCCTGTCGGTCTATTGGTATTCAGAGGCAAACACACTATGATTGGTTGGAGAAGTTTCCTGAATACGAAAAGGAATACCGCAAGCTGGATGACCTTGTTTTGGATTGGGCAGAGAACGCACTGCATACTTTAATTTCGGCTCAGGATACCGCAGCAACGATTTTTCTTTTAAAAACAAAAGGCAAGAAAAGAGGGTATGTCGAAAGGCAAGAGGTTACTGGTGCTGATGGAAAAGCGTTTGTTGCTCCAGTTATTAATATTTCGCCTATCACCACCGTAAACAGTCCTGATATAAGTGAAAGTGAAGAAGATATAAAATAGCCGAATGCTTGCCACCGCTCCTTTATTTACAAAACTGATAGAATGCCCTAAAAAAATAGTAGTTTGTCAGGGTGGTGGTGATGCGGCAAAAACTGTTTCGATATTACAAGCACTGGCCGTTGACATTATAAAAGACCCGGGCAGCATTAACACAATAACAGGTCAGGACAGGCCGAATCTGGTGGGTGGTGCATTGAGGTCGTTTCAGAGATATGTTTTATGTGACCCGGATATCCAGAGCCAAGTAAAAAAGTTTAATGAATCATCCCTTATATACACTTTTCAGAATGAAGCAATAATAGAGTTCAAGGCATTCGATGATGAGCAGGATGCCAGAGGTAGTGAAAGAGATCGCTTATTCATGAATGAGTGCAATAGTCAGTCCTACCAAATGTTTTGGCAGCTCCAGCGTAAAACCAGAAAGAAAGTGTATCTGGATTACAACCCGACTTCAGCATTTTGGGTGCATGAAAAAATACTTTCCGGAGAAGAAAAGCAATTTAATGGCCAATACCAACTATACATCACCGACCACAGGCATAATCCTTTTCTAACAAAAGAGGAGCATGAGGCTTATGAAAAGATAAGCGATCCTGATATGTTTCTGGTTTACAGCCGTGGCAAAACCGGACTGATAAAAGGAAAGATATTTGGACATTTCAAAAAATGTAGCCTCCAAGAAATACCAAACCATAAAAACGGAACACGCCTTGATGATGGAACTATCGTAAAAAATGGATATGACCGAATTATTTATGGCATAGATTACGGGTACACCAATGACCCAACGGCCATTGTCAAGATTTGGATTCGTGGATCAGGAATCTTCAAAACAATATGGGTTCAGGAGCTTTCCTATGAGCCGGGTCTGTCGGCCGAAAGGATTAAAGATATCTTAATTGGGAAAGGCTACAAGAGCGGTGAGGTGATTTACTCAGAGGCAGACCCCAATATGGTGAATCAGTTAAGGGCGATAGGCTTGCCAGTAATGCCAGCCATAAAAGGGCCGGGGAGTGTAGCGGCTGGTATAAGCAAGGTAAAGGGTTTGACCTGCTATTACACGGATGATTCACACAACTTCGAAAAGGAAAAGGACAATTACAAGTTTGTGACTTCCCAAGACCTGATCACAGGCAAAGAAGTTTTAACAAATATTCCTGTAGATGCTTTTAACCACCTTTGTGATGCAACACGGTATGCAGTCTATACAGATAGTTTCAGGAGCAGGTAAAATAAATTTTTTATTTTTATTGGGTTACCTTAATTTTATTACATGAAACTACGCATTGATATTTACCATCATTTTCCTCAGGAAGGTGGTGTATCGACACTGGAAATTCTTAATTCAATAAATCAAAAACTTCAGATCATGTCAAAAACAATTGGAGAACTGCAAATTCAGGTAGAAGAGTTACAGGTATCGCTTGATGAAAAACAGGCTGCATTGGAAGCAGCGAATGCTCAAAAGGCACAAACCATTCTTGATCTTACCGCAGCGTTAGACCTTGCGAATGCGAATGCTGTTGAAGGTGGCACTGTTGAAGAAAGGCAAGCCCTTTCCGATAAGCTGGCTGCAATCAAAGCGGATTTAGAATCAACGCCCGTATAAGAAGAGGGCATTGTAAAGCAGTTGGGAGCTTTGCAATGAAGGCAGTAGTTTACTACTTAAAAGTGCGCTGGATGAAACCCCAATTTCTGAAGGCGCATTCTTTTTTATGGAAGCAATACAATTTCAAGGGCAAAACTTAATCCTTGCAGAATCTCAGGAACAGTATAATCCACTACCAGTTTGTTACGAAGGCCCACCACAAGGAGCAATGACAGCTTGCTTCAAGGCTACATGGAAAGAACGCCTGAAAATATTATTCTTTGGTAAGATATTCGTTTCGCAATACACTTTCGGTAATTCATTTCACCCGATCAATATAACAACTACTTGGAAAGAGCCGATATGTGGCCGTTGTGGTCACTATGTAAGCGCACACCAAAAGCCAATGTTTCTTTGTCCGGTTGATAAAGAGCCAAGCCTGAACTGATGGACATTGTTATACCATACAAAGAAACAAAGTCAAGAGAAATCATTTATGCATTGAGGTCAGTTGAATCTTATCTCAGTGAAGTCGATAATGTTTTCATCATTGGTGACGATCCTTTTTTTCTTCAGAATGTAATTCACATACCAGCAAAAGACATTCCCGGATATAAACACAAAGAATTTAACTGTCACAGTAAGTTGATGCTTGCTTGCAGAAATAGTGAGATCGGTGAAACTTTTCTTTACATGAATGACGATCATTATCTGTTGCAAAAATATAATGCCGAAATATTTCCAAATTATTACTTTGGTTCAATCAATAAAAACACTGGTGTTGGATTGTATGCCAGCACAGTAGAGAACACTATCAGAATTGGTGGAGAAATAAAAAACTTTGATATTCATTGTCCGATGATTATCGGTAAGTATCAGTACCGGGAAGTGGTAGGATCATTGAATTGGACTTTACCATTCGGCTATTGCATCAAATCTGTTTATGGATATGGAATAGGATTGTGGGGTCAGTCGATGCCGGACTGTAAGGTAAAGTTTGAGGGTGAGTTTCCCGGATCAGATAGAGCATGGTTCAGTACAAGTGATAAGTGGATTGGATGGACAGGATCGAAATTGTTTATTGAATCATTGTTTCCAAATAAAAGCAAATATGAGCTATGAGTACGATCTTATATAACCTTGCAACCAGAAACAGGCCAGAGCAGCTACAACGCACACTGGATAACCTGAGAGATCATGCCAGCGTACAGGCTGAAGGTTCTTATTTCTATGTTCTGATTAAGATCGACAGCGATGATGAGAAAACAATTTCATTCGCAAAAGAAATAAAGAAGTGTTACGAATTTCCTATCAGGATAGAATACATTCAGCCGTATGGAAAAATCCATGCAATCAATGCTGGAATTGATCAGGTGAATCTTGCATGGGATATACTGGTAAACCTGTCTGATGATATGGTGTTCACGGTTGCAGGTTTTGATGGATTCATTCGCAAGCATTGTGGCCCGGATAGTTTTGTACATTTCCCGGATGATTACGCAGCAGACAAGATCAGCACAATGTCAGTGATTGGCCGGAAGTATTATCAAAGAGATGGGTATGTTTACCATAATTCATACAAATCTTTGTGGTGTGACAATGAGGCCACCGAAGTTGCGAAGATGCGTGGACGGTACAAGTATGTTCCAGTTTATTTCATTAAGCATCTTCATTGGGCAAACGGAATGGCCAGCAAGGATGAGAGTTACCGAAAAAATGATACTTACCATGATGATATGCAGGTTTACTATCATCGTAAAGAAAAAAACTTTGGAGAATGAATGAAGTAAAACTTTCACTACTTATTCCTACATTAACCAAGAGAACAGCATTTTTTAAAAGGTTGATGGATGGTTACATTTTGCCGCAGGTAAATGGAAGGACTGATGTTGAGGTACTATTCAACTACAATGAAGAGATGAGCATCGGAGCAAAAAGAAATGAAATGCTTGCTCAGTCGGCTGGTGAATACATTGCATTCATTGACGATGATGATCGTATCAGCATGAACTATGTGAAACGTCTTATGCAGGGCATAGAGCATGGTGTTGACTGTTGCAGCCTGAATGGCATTATTACTACTAATGGAAGAGAACCGAAAATCTTCAGGCATAGCATTCAGTTTACAAGTATGTATGAAGAGAACCACGTTTATTATCGGCCACCGAATCATTTAAATTGTGTTCGCAGGGAGTTGGCAATACAATGTCCATTCCCGGATTGGCAAAGGTCAGAGGATTCAAACTACTGTTTTCAGCTTAGAGATAAGGGATTGCTAAAGACTGAATTTGTTATACCGGAAGTCATTTATTATTACGATTACATTTCAGATAAAAGGTATTGATATGAAATATATTTTGATCATTTTTATAATGGCATCATGCATCACGAAAGAAGCTAAGACAGAAAGAGCAAACAGGTATAAGGCAGCCGATGTAGAAAAAATCAATTTGCTTACGATTGAAGGAGATACGGTTGTACTTGAAAAAAGCCCGCTTGATGGTAAGTTATCAATCTACGAAATTAAACAGCGTTGATATGTCACAGAAAGAAAAAATTTTGCAGCATCTTCAGAAGAAATCAATTACACCGATTGAAGCCCTTGAATTGTATGGATGCTTTCGTTTAGCCGCAAGAGTATGGGATTTAAAGAATGATGGCCATAAGATTTTAGGCATCAAGGATCAGAGTAAAAACTTTTGTCGATACCGAATTGTAAAGTAATGCCGATTGATTATTCTCAATATCATCCTAAGTGGAGCTTAATATCCAGATTGATCAGATTCAAAAGAGCTGAAAACAAATGTGAGTGGTGCGGTGTTCCGAATTATGCAATCATATATCGACCAGTGAAAGGAAGTGATGAATGGCGTATATGGCCAGAAGGGATGCTTGGTGAAGTTTTATGGGTCGATGGTTACAAGTCAACCAAAATCATTCTTACCGTTGCTCATATCGACAGAGATAAGACCAACAATAAATTCAGTAACTTGGCTGCATTGTGCCAGCGTTGCCACCTGAAGCATGATCACAAACAGCATATTGCGAATAGAAAGTATGGCAGAAATCACAAAGGAGATCAACAAACAAAGCTAATGTTATGAAAGAGCTTCAAAACTTGGTTACCGACAAGCTGGAGATACAGAACGTAAAACCGATCAAGAAGGAAACTAAAATCGTTGATAAGATCATTCCCGGTGATGGTCATAAAATCTATGCACTGGATTTGACAACAGGAAAGGTTAGCGTGGTTGAAGTAAAGCAGAATGTTGATATAAATGGAAAGAAGCAAAATGTCCGGCTGGATGCAAAAGAGAAGACGGTATATTGTTCTGCATTGAACAGAAAGAATGCAGAAAGAAAGTTTCTAAATTGGGCAAAGAAGATTTCAAATAAATAATTTTATGAATGCAATTAGTTACAGCCTATTTGGCTACAATGAACAGCACGAAAACTGTTTGGACTTTAAATCTTACCTGAGAGGATTGGAAATGAATATCAGGGTTGCGGAAGTGTTGTATGGTGATGATTGGAAGATATTTGTTACCACTGATCAGAAGACATACGACAGCCCGTATGGTGCGTATCTGCTTAACCATGCAAGGAATGGAAAGATCAGCATTTTTGTTACTGAGAATGAGCCGCTATGCTTCATGATGCTTATGCGGTTGTTTCCAATGTTTGAGAATACAATAAAATTTGACAGAGTAATTTGCAGGGATGCGGATAGCTTGTTGAGCTGGAGAGAAAGACAGGCTGTGTATCAGTGGGAAAAGAACGGAAGGATTGCCCATGTAATGACAGACA